GATGACTTGATCCGAAAGATGGTCATCCGTCGTCTCGTCACAATGCCCGGAGCCTACTTCCACATTGCGCCATCTGACTTTGGGCAAGACTTGAAGATCAAGGAGCCTCTTCGTGTGAGCTCGCTGGCCACGCTCAAGGTAAACATCGAAGACGAGATCCGAAAAGAGCCCGGTGTGGTCGGAGCTAGCTGCAATCTTTCACTATCGAGTGGTATTCTGACCATCAAAGCCAGAGTTCAAACGGACTCTGGCGAAACAGAAGTTTCAATAGGAGCGAGCGGACGCTAATGCCTGATTTGCCCAACTTTCAAGATCTCTTTCGTGTGGGGCGTGACGAAGCGCTCTCCCGCAATGATCGGCTTACGCTCGAAGAGATTGAACGCAAAGGTTCTGATCTGAACGTTCTTGTTGCTGCTTCCGCAGCAATGAGCGACGACGTAATGGGCCAACTCGCTCAGTTCAAGGCGGATATCTTTTCTGGCACGGCGCGTAACGATGCCCTGGACCGTCTGATTTTGGATCGCTATCCTGGGTTTGTGCGCAAACAAGCTGCGCCTAGCTTCGGATATGTAACATTCAGCTTCTCTCCCGCGGTTGCATCAGCGTTTACCATTCCCGATGGAACGCAACTATCGACTGCGGACGGCGTGCAGTTCATCACAGTGGGCGCAGCGTCCGTTGCAATCGGCACAACGGCTATCTCCGTGCCTGTACGGTCTGTGCTCGCAGGGGCACAGCAAAAAGCCAAGCCCGGTGCGATCAACTCACTCCTCGCAGCGATCACAGGTGCTCCTACCTCTGGAATGACGGTCTCAAACACCGCAGCTACGTTCGGAGGAGAGGACCGTGAGAGCGATACGGATTACGTTACAAGGTCGAGAGGGTACTTCCTCTCGCAGCGTAGAGCCACAAAGTCTGCGATTGAGCAAGCTGTGCTTTCAATCCCTGGCATTGTGAAATGCAACGTGTTTGAGAACCTCGATACGCTAGGCAGACCGATTGGTTATGTGCAGATTGTAGTTGCAGATAGCTACACCGAGCAGTTTGTTACTGCGACCACACTCCCAGCTTCCTACGTAGCACAACGCGCAAACATTGCGACGCAGATCGAATCCACGTTGGAAGAGTGGAGATCCGCGGGTGTCGGTGCCCAGATTGTATTCGGAACGGTCGTCATCCAGAGCATCCAGATCAGCCTTGCGTACCTATCGGGTGCGGATCAAGATGCGGTAAAAACCGTTGTGCTGGCTCGTGTGATTCAGTATGTAAACTCTTTGAGGCCCGGACAGACGCTCCAAGCTTCCGTAATTCGGTCTCTTATCCAATCGACATCGGGTGTTTACTACACGGGTAACGAGCTTGCTTCCCCCACTGGCGATGTGGTGCCGCTTCCTGGCGAAGTAATCCGCACCTCTACTACCTTCACGCGGGTTGTCTGATGGCAGTTCCAGTTATTGCGAACGTCTCGCCCACTGCTTCGACAACGATTCCGAGCACTCAAGTGCTGTCCTATGAGGTGACATCCTCTCCGTCACTTCAACGCACAATGCTGTTTGCCAGATTTCCTGGTCTTCAGTTTGAAGAGGTTGTGTATGACGGTTCAGCCTTTACGGAGAGGTACGCCGGAAGGTCTTCCAGAACTGCCATTACAGGTGGCTTTCGTTTTAACGTTTTGAGAGATCCAGTCTGGCCAGACTCTCCGCAGCTTTACACTTACCAGATCAACACATCTGCGGAGGAGCTCTCGCAAAACTGGTCCTATGTTCTACAAAACCCCATCGTAGAAACACCTACAACCGCAATTCCACAATTTGCAGCGGGAGCTCCTCCACCTAACAGTGATTCAGGATTCACTGCGCACGATCAGACCTACTATCTGAGACTTGCAGAGAGGGTTCTCGATCCTGAGTATGTGAAAGGTCTACAGGCGGGCGAGGGCTACGAGCTCTTGCAAGCATTTGCCAAGATCAACGCAAGAGCATCCGAGGCCATCAAGAACACTGCGGAGGGATCTTTCATCACCTACGCGCAGCTTGGGAGCTTTGCAGAAGGTGTTGTGGAGTTCTATCGCACTGCGGCACATGGCGCTGTTACTGTAAAGGCGGGCACCATCGTACAAGCGGAAGGTGGAAGGTTCTTTCGCACGCTCAACGATGCGGTGTTTGGTGCGTTGGATCTTGGCCCCGTATCCGCAAACGTACGATCCCTATTCCAGAACTACCAACACAACGTTACTGGAACTGTCGTTACAAATGGCGGGGTTACACTCCCCGGTGAGATCGATACGATCCGCGTGCTTGTGGAAGATCCCCCATTCGGAGATCCAAGCATCAAAGTCAGGCAACTTGTAAGCACAACAGGAGGTCGTGATCCATCGCTTGAGCTCCTCGCTGTGGAGCGAGGAATTACTGCTGCAAACGGAGAAACTGCGGTCTCGCTTGCGTACAGGCTGCGACATCTCCCAGAGAACATCACACCCGTCGCAATTCGCAAGGCACTCGAGAACTTGTTGGAACCGTACCGCGCAACCTTCGAGTTTGTGGAGCCTTTCGACTTGGACTTCGAGACCGCTTACGACATGGGTGAGGGCTCAAACGTATTCACGTACGATGACCCTCGCCCTACGATGTTTCCCGCGATCAATTGGGTTTCGGATGAGCGAGAGCTTTGGGGCACGTTCTACGTGAACATCTCCCAGATCGAGCCCATTGAAGACTACGGGGGTTGTTATGATGACCCTGCGACGACTGCGGACCAGCTCATCAGCCCAAACTCAGGGGGAAGGCGGGCAATCCCCGCTTATGATCTTGTGGATTCCTCTACGTTCGGAACAGGTGTGGATCTTGGTCTGTGCTTTGATGGTCGCGATGTGGTGCAAGATGCTCTTCTAGATTCTGTATGGGATCTGCTGACATCTCTTCGAGCTGCTGGTATTGTTGCTGGACTACAACAGAAACGGAACTGATTTATGGCTGTTAGTGAATTCTTCAAGCGGGTGCTGGTCCCCCTTCGCCAAAGACCTACAAGCACCGACCTGAACAGGCTCCAAGAGCGTATCTACGAGACTATCCGTGGCGATTTCTCATCGACGTTTGCAAGGAGATCCATCTCTGGCACCTACGCAAATCGCCACGCTTCTTTGGGCGGGCTTGGGTTTCATGCAACTGGTTTCTTTGTTGACGTAGATTCTGCAAACACCCCATGGGGTGTAAAGCTAAACGCCGGAATTGGAGCATCTCTAACAGGTCCAATTGCTGCCACAGACATTGATACATGCTCAGGTGCGGATTGGGATGGGGCGGGGGGACTGTCAGTCCCACTTCTACTCTCTGCAAACCAAGGATTTACAATCCCAACAATTCCGGCATCTGGCGACTCTCGTATCGATATCATCGAAGTTAGACCTCAATACACCGCAACAGAGTCGGCAACTGTTGGAATTTTCAATGCTGCAACAAGAGTGTTTGACGCTCCCACACGTAATAAGAGTCTAGTTTGGGACTTGTTGGGGTTGACGGGATCTGTGCTCTCGCCAGCTAGCTCAACGGCTGCGATCTCGTACAAACAAGGGGTCTCTGCAACAGGCGACATCACTGCCGCAACAGAGCCAGCTACAACCTCTGGCTATATCAAGATTGCAAGGATCAACTTGGACAATAGCGGGGGTGCTCTCTCTTCCGTTTCTCAGGACATGATTGTGGACTACCGCCCTTTGCTTTTCCCCAAGGGTGGTTTTAACGTTTCGGGAAACATTTCAGTCCCAGGTGTTGCGGGGGGTCTTGGAACTCACGCAATCAACCGTATTGAGCTCCCAGGAGGGGTTTCCTTCTTTGCTGCAATTGATCCTTCCACACCGCCTGCCAGTGGCTACAGCTACGCCTTGCTTTGTTTTCTGTTCGGTGGAGATCTGACAAGCGGACTTGCGAGTGGGACTCCTCGGGGTGCTGTCACTGCTACGGCGTACACACAAGGAAGCCAAGCAAGGATTGTGGAGATTGGAGCAGACGCCATCGCGTTTTCTACAAATGCGCTACTTCGCACAAACCTTAACGCATCTAGCGGAACGTGGACAAATTTTGGATCGACTGCACTGATTGCGATTGGGCAACCTTGCATCAGCTTTGGGATGTGGGTGCGATCTGCCGGGGGTGGTGCGTTGGCAAACACTGAAAAGATCTACTTCAACTACCACCAGGGTAACTGATGGCACGCGCACTCATTGAAATCAATACGGTTGCTGGTTCTAACAACGATCTTCCAATCGATACACTGGTGCAACTCTCAAACTCCGACAACGGAGGAGAGCTCACGTACCTGTGGGAGTGGATTGATCGCCCAGAGGGCTCTACCGCTGCGTTTTCTGATCCTGCGATTGAGAATCCAACCTTTACCCCCGATGTAGAGGGTACGTACCTCATTCGACTCACGGTAAACCGTACGCTTGCCACAGAAAGCGTGAACAAGGTCATCTGCGGTGTAAAGCAGATGAAGAGCGGGATGAGGGTTCCCGCTGCGGGGGAGACTACCGAGGAGTCAACCTCGAGAGGCTGGGCTCGTGACTTGAACCGAGCCATGCGAATTCTCGATAACGGATTCGCAGATCCTTCCGTAATTACCGGACAAGCCGACGTAAACCTTGCTCGTGGTGACGTAGTTGTCATTACGGACATGGCGACCATCAAAGCCGGTTTGCCGGGAGAAGAGCTTGTTCCAGTCTTCGAGAAGGCGCAAGCCAGCAACATTGCGGAGATGGACAAGCCCCTCTATGTCGTGATGAACGACATTGCAGGCAACACCTCCGTAAGCGCAAACGAGCTCTTTCGTGCGAAGTTGACGGGAATTGTAGGGCCTTTGAGTCTTGGGTCGGGTTCCGTACTTGACTCAGTGTACGTCACAGACGCAGCAGCGATCTCCGTAACCGTAGGCACGTACGCACGAAGGATCGGACACATCGTCTATATCGACGGTTCCGATTACTACGTGTTTGTAGACGGGAGCCTTGGGCACCACGAAGGCGCTCTCAAGCTCTATGGTTCGGATGCGAAGATCCGACAACAGAATGGCAATCTGACGATCCAGACTGAGACTTCCAACGCAGATATCAATCTGCTTGCGAACTCCTCGGATCGAGGTTGGAACATTGACGGAGCAACTGGAAAGCTCAGCGCCACGCCCGGACCCTACAAGATTTCCAATGTGAGCACTCCGACAGACGCAGCCGATGTTGTGATCAAAAGCTACGCTGACGCAGCTTTCGGCGGTACGGTTCTGTACTTTGGAAATGAGGACACGCCGGGGAGTACCGCTGAGGTTGCACTCGATCCTGGGTTTGGTGCTCGCACTGCACCCACAACCTCGGGCGCTTTCCCGAGTCTCAGACCACCGCGTGCGGGCAAGCTGTCAAACTTGTATGTTGAGGCATTCACAGGACCTGGCACTTCCAGCATCGACGTAACGGTGTGGATTGGCGGTTCTGCATCTGCAATTACATGCGAACTTGCGGCTGCTGCTACTTCCGCATCGGACACCACACACTCCGTAACAGTTGCAACAACGGACACAATTACTGTACGTTGCAAGGGACGCGGAGGAATCTCTGCGGGTGCTACAGAGATTACAGCCACACTCCTCTTCACGAACGGATGATTTAACAATGCCAGATTCATGCACTACGCACACCGTAAACTCAACCAGCTACCCAGCTCTTGCGAGCCCTCAAGTGTCACTCGCATGGGAAACCGATCAAATCACCGTACTCAATGAATCCAGCACCGCTGCGGACGTTGTGTTTGTCTCGTTTGACGGCATCAACAACGCAGGCAAGCTGATCCCCGGCATTGCGCAGAGCCTCACTTGGCTCTTCACCAAACGCCAGAAGGTCTACCTCAAGCTGGCTAGTGCGGGCTCTGTGGCCGTCACTGTGATGGCAGGAACGACACGCTGATGCCATTCGTAGGTAACAGTGGTGGAGGCGGTGGCGCATCAAGCCTTGGCGACCTCTCGGACATCGGAACAATGGGCGAACCTATCGCCCAGGCCGACAACATTACAGAGACCATAACCGCAATGGGCGGCGCCTCTGCTGTGCGTGCAGCAATTGATGCATCGCAAGACTCCATCGCGGTGGAGGATATGACAGGCACGGGGTGGACTACACTTGCGGGCTCTGGCACCCACACGGAAACGTGGGATGGCTCCGAGCTCGCAATGACTGTAGATGTATCTGGGGCTGGTTCTGGTGCTGTGAGACATACAACACTTCTACCATCTCCGCTCTCTTGGTCACTCGCAGCTCGCGTCGCGATCGTGACAGGCAACGGCGGAAGCCAGCGGCAGGCGTACATCGCTGCGGGCGTGGACGCCACAAACAACGTTGCTCTCGCTCTTTTCGGCGACGGCACCCTTATCGCGTCCAGCACCGTTGGCGGATCCTACGGAGCCCACGCGACCGTCTCGACGACGGTCCCTTCGGGCGATCGTACAGGCGGGCAGTTGTGGCTTCTGATCGAGAAGTATGGAGGTACACTTACTTACGCTTGGGGCGTCGGGTCGGCAGGCGCGCGTCCAACCGCATGGACGATCATTCATATCAACACCACCACCACCGTCGTGAGCGCGGCGAGCGGACTCCTCGCGCAGATCGGCACGGTGACGGACACGGGGATCGCCTGGGCTGTAGATGTGCGCGCCATCCATTCTGGGCGCGCAGGAGTACTCTGATGTCACAATACCGAACAATTACTCCCGGCCTCTTGGATGGCTACCCCCACGCAAGAGCTCGCTGGCTTGCTGAGCAAGCAGGCACTATTGTCTGGCAGACCGCAACAGGTGAGATTGTCGAATCCCGCGAGACATGGCCTGAGGGCACTACTGGACTCACCGCAACGCCAAACAACCCTGCCGTGTTTGGTTGGCAGAGACTCACACCACAATGACGATCTGCGCAAGTATTATGCAGTTTACAGACATCAAAAACTCGACCAAGGTTGCCGAACAATGAACCCTCTACCATGGATTCAACTTGCCGTGACGCTGCTCACACCCCTGATTGTACTGGCCGTTGCTTGGGGTAGACTCTCCGAACGAGATCGAGAGACGGAGAAGACCACGGAGAAGATTCTCAAGGCAATCGAAGGTGTGGATGCAAAGCTTGAAACCATCAAGGAGAAGCTCGCAACCCACGACACGAGAATCTCAACACTCGATACGAGACTTGCGAGCCTCGATTCCGAGTTCAGGAGACTGGAAACCCTGGTTTCCGTGATCCAGGCAGATGTTCGAGCACAAGGGCTCGATATTCAGCGAAACTCGATCCTGGCCCCTGCTCCCATTACGAGAAAGACAAAGGCATGATGCATCAAATTCTGGAATGGATCTTGAACAACCCCGATCGCACCTTTGCGTGGTTCGGGGGAATCTGTATTCTGGCTTGGCGGGCCATTCCAGAAGTGCAGCAAGCTCAACTCGAAGAACAATACCCAAGGCTTGCCAACCTCTTTCGGGTGATCCGTGCGATTGGGCCGGATGTGCTCAAAGGCGTGAGAGCAAGCAAGAACCTTGTCAATGGGAAGCCTTGGCGAGAAGGTGAGGAATCAAAGTGACATATCGTAAACAGGCGAGAGCGCTATGGTGGATTCTGGCATTCGCTTTTGTGGCACTGCTCTGGGCGTTCGGGTGCAAACCCAACCTACCTCCTGCGGAAGACTGCCGCGTTGGAACTCAGATCTGCCGCAATGAGCAGGGTTTTCAGTGTGCGGATACACCCACACGCTACTTTCCGCTCGGAGACTACCCCTGCACCTATACGGGTGCAGTGTGCGCTGTTATTGATGGGGGAGCCCATTGCGTAACGCCCGATGGAGGTGCCGATGCTGACGCGGAGTGAGCTTGATGGTTTGACATCGCACTTGGAGCACAAGTTCGAGTTCACGTTTGTGCATCCCGACAACACACTGCGGGAAACTGCGGTGAGCTTTCTCAAGTTCCTAGCTACTCTCGTTCCGGGCTCATCCGTTGCGGTGGATGCTCTTCTCAAGCACCTTGATGAGTGGTCTTCAACGCTTCCGCTACCTTTCGGAACGGTGTGCCTGCTCTCCAAGGGAGCCGTTGCAGATCCTCTCGTAGAGGCTACGACGAAGTGTCACGAAGCAACGCACGCCTTCCAGATTCAGATGGCGGGCAAGGTCCAATCTGCGGTGGACTACCTTGGATCGGGGCACATGAGAGCTTCGAGAGAAGCAAAGGCTTGTGTCGGAGCTCTTTGGGTGAAGTACCTTCTCACAGGAGAAATCCCTGATGCAGAACACGCAATTGGCAGCTTGAAGCGTGACTTGTATCACTTGAGCGGTGCGGAGCTTGCTCTCGCGGAGGGTGAGGCTCGGTATGCGCTGAGCACCATCCGGTCCAACAACGTTCCGCCTTATGCGGTGGTCATGGAGACGCTACTCTGGATGCGGGCCAATGCACCCGACAAGATCGTTCCGAGCTGGTGCAAAACCATTCACATTCAAGAGGTATGATGGGTAACAGAGATAACTTTAGCGGACTCCCCCGCAACTATGCGGAGGGTAAGGAAAAGCGCCTCATTGAGCGCTGGAACGGCGAGCTTGGGGAGTGCCTTCGCCGCATGGCACCGATTGCATGGCCGGGAGTTGATCCCCTTGTGTTTCTCGGGTTTACTGGATTCGCCAAGCAATCAGAGAACACCACGGAGGCGGTCGATGCACAAACATTCCACGAGATCGGTCTTTTCCAAGTTGAAGCTGGGCTTCGTAACTTTCCTGCTCCAAATCCTGATCCAAACGGAAAGTATTCTGCGTGGGCGTACCTATCCGTCCCTACAAAGGACTCCGACGGAGATCGCCGCAAGCGGCTCCACGCTCTGACGGTTCAGATGCTTGGTAAGCTTCCGAGCATGAAGCCAAATGAGTGGAAGAAGCTAGTGCCCGATCAGGCTGCGGTGGGGCTTGCCAATCTTCGCAGACATCTTGGGAACATTGAGGGCAAGCTCCCTGACGATGTGAAGCCAAAGAGTTTGGGTTCGACGTGGGCGGTGCTTCTCGGGTTTACAGCCTTCTCGCGGGGCTCTGGGCAGCTCTGGAAGTGTCTCCAGCCCTACGTGGACAAGCTCGCGCTGGTGCCCGAGGAACAGCGCTGGCAGGCTTGGGAGCGCATGGTCGCTTACGACATCGAGAACAAGGTCAAAGGTATTGGGATCGTGCCCTACAAGCGCGGTGCGGCCTACGCCATCATTCGCTCTCGCCAGAAGCATGATTCGGGTCGGAACGTTGCGGAGAAGTTGGGTCTATCGACTTCCTGGTTCCTGACCCCGGATCCTCGGATCGATCAGATCCTCACGGATCGTGCTTACACGAAGTAATTAGCAGAGCCAGTCTCCCTCCTCGTATGGAGGAACATCCATCCCATTTGCATCGACGGGCTTGGTAATCTCTGCCATTACCCTCTTCCCATCCGTTTTTGAGTACCACTTCGAGGTTTTGATTGCCTCGATGACCTTCTTACAACCCTCGTTGTACTTCGCCCAATCCTCAGACGTAAAATTCTCAACAGACATCTGTAAACCTTTCAATGGTACGGAGAAGGCCAATACTCTCGATCGGCCTTGTTTCTTTGCTCTCTTTCGTAAGAAGACATCCCATACTTTTCATAGTCGGCTTTTTGACGAGCATAGTACTCATCACGCTCTCGCTCTCTCCAAGTAGGAGCAGGGTCGGGCTTGCGCCAACTCTCGTTTGCGAGTCTGCGATTTTCAGCCTCTATCTTCTCCCAAGCCTGCCTGTTCTTGATGGCCTCGCAGTTCTTACACGCGCCGTCGTAGTGCTCTGTATGCTTAACAAGACACTTTGTGCAATCTTTATAGCTGGTGAGCTGCTCATCTCGCCAGATTTTCGTAAGCCACTCCCTATTACGAAGGAGATAACCTTTGTAGGAAGATGGTAGCTGATCCCCAACTATCGTTCCGTAGAGATAACGGATGTCAGGGTCTCGCACCCATGCAATCCCAATTAGCTCCAGGTCTGTCGGCTCTCGCATCGGAACCTCTCTGTAAGCTCTTCGGATTCTCGAAGAAGCTTTCTTGATCTTTCAGCAAGGTCTTTATCTGCGTGATAGGCGGGGCATAGGCCCTCTTCCCTCATGCAGCTTGCCCACGCATGGACTCGGAGACGGAGGAGCTTGAGGAAGACGCCTTCGTAGTAGCCTTGCGCTTCGTATTCAGGCAAGCAATGGAGCCAGCAGGAGACGCAGTACGCTTTGAACGAAACTGGTTCAGATGCGCAGCACGCGCAGCGTACACGCTCTTCAGATGCTCTTTCCATTGCAACATCACCGCATCTACTTCGGTCGGATCCAATCTCTGCCACTGCTTCTTTTTGGTAGGGGCTTTGTACTTGCCAAGTTTCTTGAAGATCGCTTGGAGGTGGCTGGAGCTCATCCCATAACGTTTTGCAGCATCGCTGAAGGTCTCCAACTTGAGCTCTTTCTTGATCAGCTCTTCAAGAGGCTCGAGCTCAATCGCAACCCTCTTGAGCTTCTTGCCCACCCCGATTGTGTAGGTTTGAACCTTACCTTCCTTGATCTTCTTGAAGATCCAAGCAGGGGAGAAGCCAATGTGCTGTGCAGCCTTCTCTACGGACACATAACCTTGAAACCTGCGCCCGAGTTTGTGAAACCGGGCTCGGTGAATGATGGAATCCCAAGATCTTCCGCGAAGCGCCTGCCGAATGGCGCGAACACTGTAATCCGGCCACATATTACACAGTGTCTTGTCTTCTTCCGAAGTCCAAGGCTTGTTAGAAGATCTCCGTGGTCTGGTCTTCTTTTCCATAACTCACCTCGACGAGTTCAGAAGTAGAAACGCAGAAAGCGGAACAATTCTGTAGTGTGAACTCAGCCCAAGCGTCATCCACACCTCCCAATGATAGGTGCCCGCATCGATAGAGGCAGGAAGGTTCACATTGAGAGTTGCATGACCCAAGGAGAGCTGCCCCGAAGACGAGTCATTCGCGTTGGTGCGGTAGAGCACTTGACGAGGCATCAGGGGGTTCACAAGGCGGAACTCGACCGTTGCGTCTTCAAGACTCCGAACGACTCCAGCATCGTCCGTTACATAGAGCTCAATTGTGAGCGGTTCTCCTTTTGGTAGGGCAATTATCTTGGCTTCCTGTCCAACAGTACCGACGCCCAAACAAACCCACACACCTCTTGCATAGATCTTCATTCAACGATTCTCCCATTGACTGTGGAGTAGAGACAACGACCCTTACCGTGAGGTGATTTTACAGCCGAAACACGACCCGCACGGATGATTGTGGTCACGCCTTCTTTGGATGTCTCCAGCACGATGTCAGTGGATGTGGCCTTGTACTTATAGGAGTTTGCGACCCTTCCGCCGAGCATTGTGGTGCGAACACGCTTGCCGGGATTAGCGCAAGTCAACCTACAATGGACTGAGAAAGCCACCGTTGCATCGATGAAGGACAGCCTTCGAGTCTTTGCACCACGATTACCAATCTCGATGGCCTGGTGCAGCTTTGGAAGGATTGACAGATTCATACACTCACCTTTGGACACTCGAAGTAATTGTGCCAGCCCGCACAATCTTTACACAAAGCGAGGATTGCGGGTGGGGGATCTGGATGCAGAGCATCGTTTCCAAATGCCTTGGCCACACGTTCATAGATCCCGAGATCACCATCGAACGCTGGCGGAATCATCTGTTTCGTAGTCGAGGATGTCGGATTCAAGGAGCTTGATGGCACCCCGAATATTCTCCGTATCAGACTCAGGACTTTCACGTTTCGTTTCCATCAGGAGAAACTGCAACAGGATCAGAGCTCTCTTGTGATCCAGAAGGTCTTGCTTGCTCCGTATCATGGGCCGTTTCGTCCTTCCGTTCGATGGAATCCTTCGTATTGAAACCGTTCGGGTAGCGGAGCCTGAGCTTTCTGACATTCTGGATCGCGATATCGTCGAGCTGGACTCCAAGCACAAGGCAAAGGTACTGGAGATACCAGAACACATCGCCAGCCTCTTGAAGAAGCTTTTCGCGATTGAGCTCCACGCCATGATGCTGGTGCTTCTTGATGAGATCCACAACCTCTCCGCACTCGCCTGCGAGACCCATTGCGGCGAGGTTGAGGTTGGCCTCAAAGTTCTCCGCACTATTGAGCTTTGGAGCTGTTCGGAGCACCTCCTTTGAGTACCAGTCATAGAGGACCGGAAGATTAACCCCCTCCACTCCGCAATCGTACTCCGCACGAATGCTCTCGGAGATCAGGAGGAGTTGCTGCTCCAATGCGACATCAGACTTTTCCAAGTTCTCGGACCTTTCTTCCTGGCTTTTGAAAGCTCAAGACCCGCCTTACGCTCTTCTTTTGTAAGGGGCCTTGTGATTCTTTCGAGGATTCTACTCTCAATGAGGGGGTCACAATTGCAACTGTCGCGCCAATCTTCCCAGGACTGGCCACGACGCTGATTGTTGCAAAGGTGACAGCTCGTCACCACGTTCTCGGGGCGATTGGTTCCACCCATATGCACCGGAACGAGGTGATCGAGACAGACACGCCGTGCGACTTTCCTGGTCGGGTTCCAGGGCCATACACGACGGAGACACCAGACACAGAGGAAGTGCCCGGTCTTGGGATCACGGTCCCGATAATAGATGGCATACCGGGTCGATTCTCGAACCCAATGCGAGCCTTGGTACTCGGAACCTTGACCCCTTGCTGGCATTACAGCTTGGACCTTTCGTCAAGCATCTGACGGTGCATCATGAGACTCATCAGCGCCTCGAAAGAACTGTAGCCAGAGCAATTGCCAGACTCCACCCGAAGATGGAGCTCAGGATCTCAGTGATTGTTACGGTTTCGTCTTGCTTCGCAGAATGCCGCATAGGATTTACCCATATCTTTCCAGTGGTAGAAGAAGAAAGTGGCGACAAATACCCCCGATAGAAAGTAGTTGTACTTTGTCGTCGAGAGGTAGCCCGCAAAGGGACCAGCCGCCAGAGCAAGGCACCCGAACGCGCTTGCAATTGAAATTGCAAGGTTTGCAACAGCGTACTTGTAAAGCATCACTCCTCCTCCCCCGGAGCATTGATCAGCTCCACAAGCTCTTCGTCACTCTCGAAGTAGAAGGGCTCGATTTCATCGACTGCAATCTTCAGATCTGCCATGCACTCTCGCACCTCCTTGGAGATGATGGTCTCGGTAGAGCAAAGACAGACACGGACACCCCCCTCTTCGGATTCTGTATCCGTGAGAACAACCACCTTGAACTTTGGGGTCTTTCTCTTCTTGGCAGATCCAGTATCCAGCACCTCACGATCGAGCTCCGAGGTGTCCGCAATGGGTTCGGAATCAATCTTCCGTGTAAGCTCCTCAAGGAACTTGTCGGAGACCGTAGAGATGGTGGCCACCTCGTGCATGTCACCACCCGCCGAGAGAATATCCCTCAGAAGGCTGGCAAACTCATCGTCTTTGACCTCTGCCGAGATGTTGAAGGCGATGCGCCCAAGGTCCAGATCCGCTGCCGCCATACCCTCGGGGAGAAGGATGACAGGTGCCATCTTTGCACCCTTGAAACGGAGCACATCCTCACGGTGGTGCCCGTCAATGACGGAGTAGGTGCCATCAGGGAGCTTGGACACCACGATGAGGCTCTGAAAGCCAAACTTCTCCGTGGACTTGTCCATTGCCTGCCGCTGTGCGGAAGACTGCTCGCGGTAGTTGGTGCGAAGCCTGACAAGCTTATCGATCGGAACAGAGCCAACCTTGATCTTGTTCAGACCCGCATCGAGCTCCATCCATGTTTCCTGCTCTTGAGGGAGCTCTTCAGTTTTTCGTTTGCTCATTCTGGATACACATCCCCCCAATTCATGTTCTCTCGCTCGACAAAGCGCATGAGCTCTGCCAGAGCAAGAGCATCGATGGCGTCAGCCTCGTCGTTGATCTGACGCCAGGAGTTCTCCGAAACTCTCCGAACAGCCTCAAAGAGCTTCATGTTTCTGGACTCTGGAACGCTCTCTGCAAACAGCTTCAGAGCCTCGATTGCAGTCTCTCGTGTGTACTTGTTGTCAATCATGTGAACAGACCATAACCACCGATGTGAACCGCATCGGGTGTAATCACGTTGTATACGAAGGCACAACCAATCGCTTTCGGAGCCCCAAGCCTCGCAGCAAAGAGCCACAACTCTGCGTAGGCGTCACAGTCGAGATCGATGGGACCATCCTCATCCCCCTCAACATGCCAGACCCAGGCAAGCCCAAGCTCTTCAAAACGCTGTGCGTACTTTTCTTGAAGCTTGTTGTCTTCGTACTCTGCGGCAATCTCCTTCTGCACGTCGAATCCAAGAATCTCGCAGCCCTTTTTGTAGGACTCAAGAATCTGATCTGTCGTCAGATTGGTCTCAATTACGATCGAGTGAGACTTGCCATGCCCATCATTCCAAAGATCACCTAGAAGCAGATGAACTGTGTACATCTTCAACTCTCTTCGGGAAGGAGCTCTTCCACCACATCGATCATCTTTCCGTAGAGTCCATGCTCTGCGCAGTAGGTTACGAATGCCCCTGCGCGAAGTGACTGGTCAAGTGTGACAGCGATGTTGGAGTTATCCAGACCAACCCTACGCTCCATCTCAAGGAGGGTTTCGTAGGGGATCTCGGAGAGAACCTCGCACAGTGTGGAAAGCTGTGCGAGGAGCTGCGCTTCTTCCTCTCCGAGAGCGCTCAATCGACCACCTTGCTCAGATCCGTGATGGCCTCGAAGCACTCCATGGCGTCGTCTACGGCCTCCTTGTATTCGCTCTGGAGGAGACGAATCTCACGCAGAGCCGCCTTCTTCGGGGTGCGCGAGAGGAGCGGTGCCCAACGAGCCGGGTCTTGCCCCTCGAACGCCTTGCGCGTCTTCTGGAAGTAGAGGTCCCAGGCCACGACCTTCTTGCCACGGACCACCTCGCGAATCACAACTTGATCCACGAGCCAACGAACCTTACCAGCGACCTTCATCGAAACTGCACGATAGCGAATCAGACGATTACTCATTGTTCTTCCTTCTTATCTAGCTTCTCCAACCTGTCCAAGATCTCCCATAGAACTCGTTCCGCGGTTGGTATTTGAGGTTTCTTGCTCCATTGTTCAAGAACCTCTCGAAAACACTTCTCAAGTTCGGACTTCAGGATCGGTCGATCCATCCTCAACCTCCCCGTTTGGTCGGATGATGTAGATCTTACGTTTGAGATCTCTGGCGTATCGAACTGTGAACCATGTGCCCGAACGAAGAGCTTCGCCCTCTTCTTCCTTCGGACACGCAACCAGGATTGTGGTCTCGTTCACGATGTCACGGTTGCGATCGAGATAGTCTCTGCGAGGGCGTATCTCGTCACCCTCTTCGATCTCGATGGGACACTTCGCCTCTTTCTTACCGAGGAGCGGAGGGTGCAGCACAATGGCATAACCGAGCATGTTTGCAAGGTAGTGAGCCTGACTATCTGCACCGATGCACTTTCCGTGGTGGAACCTGGCACCGAGATCGAAGAGTTGTGCAAGGAGCGTGAAGAGGGAACTTCTCTGAGGGTTCGTAAGGCCCTGCTGAGTTCCCGTGAACCCTATACTTAGAACCTCGGACATAGACCGACTTCCTCAACCACTGCACCTGTCTGGTGCCGGTTTCAAGAGTTGTAGCTGATTCGGGAGTCTCAAGGGTTGCCTTTTCAGGGGTGCAGGTTGCAAGAGACTCGTCTTATCAGCGATCCAGCCGACATACCGCCCGTTTGATCATCCACCGAAGTCGTACACGGTGCCACTGCTGTCCCTTGCTCTGGAGCCCTCATTGGGACAGATCAAGTCCGACTCAACCGAAGGGTATGGACTACTGGCTATTTGCTTCCGTAACGTGGTTTTTCCACGAGAGGGTCGGGTCTAAACCGACACAGGCCCTACCAGCGGGGTCCGTCAAGGACCCTACCATAAACGTAAAAACCCTCAAGCTTATTCAGCGAGAGGGTCTACGCTGTCTCGTGCGCCCCTGGGAGACAGGCCAAGGAAAAACTGCCCGCAATCTGCAAACCACGGACGTGCGCAAATCAGATCTTAGAGAACGCTCAAAGAAGCGTCAAGAACATTTGAACAGTTCACACCATCTCCTTCATGAGCTCCTGGCAGATCAACCACTCGAGATTCTCCAACTGCGCTTCGTCGTAAAGCTCCGATGTTTTTGCCCAATCGAGGAACCGAAGAGGTTGTTTGAGCACATACTTAGGTTCCGAACGCGATTGGTTTACAGCACCGAGCACAGATCCGAACTCAATGAAGTGGGAGTTTACTTGCAAATGCTCTTGCAGCCTTACCAAGTTCGGATACTGGAGAACGAGGCGATTAAACTCGTTCATGGGCATCCCAAACTTCAAACGGATGTAGAGGGAGTCCACGAATTCGATCCCAGCTTGATGTGGTGTACCTGAGTTCCGAGCGGAAGCACCGGATCGGCGTGGCTTACGAGGAGCACTTGTCTCCGTGTGGCGATGTCGCACGCAAGGAAGATAAGCGATTCCACACCCTCGGCGTCAAGTGTATCCAGCGCCTCGTCAAAGATGAGTGGAGCATCCTTGGGGATCGTTCCAACCTCCGCTGCGGCCTCTGCCATGGCGAGGAGCAGGCAGAGGTCAATCCTCCGCTGCTGGCCCCCGGAAGCGTGCTCGTAGCGCTTCGCAGGAATACCCGCAACCTTGATGTCCAGGGTCTTGTTGTCATCCCCCACCACAAGCTGCACTTGAATCGGAGATCCGAGTGCGGAAAGGTAGTAGTTTGCGTACTGACCAATTCGATCGAGGTATTGGCGAAGGTATCTTCGAGGAGCGCCCGAAGGCGAGAGAGCCTTGCTCACGTCCTTCCCAACCTTCAACCGATCGTAAGCAATCTCCGAATCGGTTGTCAGTTTGAGAAGTCTGGACTCCGCATCGAAGATTGTCTGGAGTTGCTTCAGACAGGACTCTTCTTCCTGAAGAAGTACATCCTCACGACGTGCAAGCTCCGCAAGTGTGAGCTTGATGTCGGAGATCTCTTCCAGAAGATTCTGACCTTCGCTACTCAATCTTGAGATCTCTTCGAGGAACTCGTTCTTTACCTCCTTGGCTTTCAAGATCTCATCTTTGATTACGGAGAGACGATCTCGTAGAGAGGATTTGTCCTTCTCTACAGGAACACTTGATCCACAAGTCTCGCAGAGTTTGTAGACTACTCTCTGTAGAGCCTCTTCCAAGCTGCGGTGTTCTCGTAGGAGAGGCTGAATCTCTTTCTCAAACTCGGAGAGTGTATCTTGAAGAGTGCTCTTCTGAGCCTCCACATGATCAAACTCTTCGGTGAGACGTTTCAGATCCTCTCGGAGTTGGGGCTCGTTGAAGTCATCGTAGATGAGCTCTCGAAATCTGCGGCGATCCTCAAAGTTGGCCTTTGCGCGCAGGATCCGATCGCGGAGCGCATCAACCTCTTGAACCACCGCCTCCGAAGACTTCTGAAGTACTGTCAGATCCTCCGCAGAGGCTTTCTGAAGCTCTCGGAACCGAAGAGCCCCTGTCACCCTCTCGAGGTGATCCCAGCGTGTTGTGGCGTTCCCTGAGGAGAAGTGCGAGACATTCTTTCCGGTCACATAGAGGGATCGTTCCCAAGCTGAGTAGGTTCCGAAGTGAGCTGCGATCTCCTCTTCAGCCCTGCGCTTCCCTCCCGCACCCTTACCAATGTCCACACTCTCCGTTCTGCCATTGTAGGAGCGGTCGATCGTGAACTGATCGCTGCACTTGAGCACCGCCCGAGAGCCCTCAATCCGAGCGGGACGACTTGGAACGAAGCCCCAGATCGCCCAAAGGATGCCCTCCAGAAGCGCGCTCTTGCCGACCCCATTCGGCCCAGAGAGCAATGTCACTCCAGGACCAAACTCAAATAGGACAGGCCCCGTATGGCAGAGGAATTTCGTAAGTTCAAGACTGAGTAGCTTCATGAACTCCAGTCGTCCTGAATGGACCCCGCTTCTGGAATTGCGCAAGTGCCATCAAACCGACACCAGCCTCCGTAATAACCATTCGAGGAGTTTCTGTATTCGATCGTCGCGTAGCCCTTATCCGTCACGATACGGATACCGTAGACCTTGACAACAGAGTAGGAATCGCCCGCATCCTCGTCTCCTCCAAGGGCGAGAGGCTCAACTCTGGAAACAGTTCCGTGCATCAAGGCTTCCACGCCCTGAATCGACTCGAACCAGGAATGAGAGCAGCAATCACCCTCTACAGTGTAAGAGAGCCCCCCATCACTCGTAGCGAAAACGATGCTGCTAGAATCAGGAAAGATCCCAAGGATCTTCTTACCTACAAGTTCTTCCATTGTGAAACCTTATAGCTTGCTCGGTTGAGGTCTCGGATCGGAAACGTCTGCTGTGCGTTTGGTTTGATAGATGCTTGGTGACATGCAGATCTCGTATTCAAAATCGTGCCATGTCATACCATCCTCTGAGATTCCGATCTTGAAATCGTGGGATTCGTAGCAATCCTTATAGAGCTTCTTTGCAGCCTCATAAGCAGCCTCTTCAAGATAGAAGTCAGATTCAAAGTTGTAGAGTTTTCGATCTTCGTAATCCCAGATCAAGTACGTCATTACTTCAGTTTCCTTTCCAGTTCGAGCACGCGCTTGTCCCAGGCGTTTACAGCCCCTTGAAGGGTCCATACAGCGAAGCGAAGGGGTTCATCCATGCTACCCCATTCCGCGCCGTTCTTGACGGCCTCTAGTGCCTTCTGGAGCATGGTTTCCAGCACCGGGTGTCTCCGCAGCATGGAGACCTTTTCCAAGAGCTGTGCAAGCTGTTCATTTGTGTAGTCTCGAACTGCGAGATCACTCAAGGATGTTTCGGACAGTACAAGGTCATATTGACCGAGGTAGAGTTTCATGGTGCTTTCTCGGATGCCGTAGAGTCGAATGCTCCGATCGCCAGTTACAGACTTTGTGAACTTGAGCAGGGAGTAGTTCGTGGATAGGAAGTGAACCTCTTCTTCGTGCTGCGCTCCCTTGAAGTAAGCCAGAAGCCTGTTCCAGAGATCCAGATTGTCCACAAGATTTGTGCTGTGATGCGGCGACGGGAGTACAGGGCCTCTAGATCCGCTGTTTGAGTTGCTCATAGTATTCCCAGGCTTTCAGAAGCTCTTCGTCGCTTCGCTTGGTTTGGAGCTCTTCCAACACACACTGATCGATGTCCACAGGTTCCGAGCTGGTCAATGGGGCAGGCTCCGCAGCAAAGCCATCGGCGCTCTCTTCCCGTTGTATCGGGGCAATGCGAAAGTCTGTAATAAGTCCAACCTCTCGAAGCCTTTCAGCAAGAGAAGCATCTTCGGGTTTGAAGATTGCATAAACCGCAGTGGCATTACGGTGCGTTCCAAGCAACGTAAAGTCCACCTCACGGAGATCCACAAACCTTGGACCCATGAGCTCTACGACCTTCACACCATCGAGAAGGTTCGTATCCACGATCGCTCCGATGTAGGTGATATTGGGATCACCAAAGTTGTGCTGGCAGAAAGAACCGAGTGACCGTGCTTTGGTGTGCTCGGATGTGTTTGCAACCGCCCGACTCCCATGCTCGTGACCGAAGAACCAGTTTGTCGGATACCGATCCAAAGTATGCCCCGCCCAGAAGTAGTCTCGGAGCGGGGTCACATCCGGTCGATTGCTGCTGTACTCTCGAATGGCTCCATAGTGGAGGCAGGCGAACCGTGTTTCATCAATGGCAGGACTGAGGAGCTCCAAGGCTTTCTTTACTGACTCATCGGCAGTTCTTGCGGTGAAGGGGACCATTGCCCAGGGGGCGCCTCCAAGCTCCACCAATGTAGGCTCTTCGTAGACCTTGACGTTGGGGAGATGCCGAAGCGGTGCAATGGCGGAAGGCACTCCGAAAGCTCGGATGTCATGGTTCCCTGCCAGGATGTGCCACTGCACATCAAATCGGCGAAGAAGCTCCATCGCAGCGAGCATCACCGCGGGCGGTGGATTGGACTTGTCGAAGAAGTCCCCGAGCTGAACCACAGCCTCAATTCCATACTCTGTGATGGCACCCTGCACCGTGTCTGAGATGTCTCGAATCAGACCTCTACAGCGGCGGTTGAGACCTCCCTCCATCGGACCTCCAAGTTGGGAGTGGTTCCAGATGTGTGTGTCTCCGAGCACACACACCTTCACTGTATTACATGCTTTCTAAGATAGTTGATTGCACGTTTGAGCACGATTGGAGAATCCCTCAAATTACCGAGCCCTTTGTTGCAAGCGTGACAAAGCAAGCCTCTAACTTGTCCTGTCTCATGCGAGTGGTCTACAGCGAACCTCACGTTTGGACCTCCCCTAGTGTTTCCGGGATTATCTGTTTTGCAGATGGCGCACGCATTGGATTGTGCATTGAGCAGAGCATAATAATCCTCATAGGAAATGCCGTATTTGCGTTTTAGGCAATAGAACGCATCAGCAGTCTTCGCATCACGAAGCTCTGCAACTTTGTATTTACGAGCACAATGCCCCTTGATAAATCGTGAAACATTAGACCCTTTTGATTTGGTAGGCTGACCACAACCACACTCACAAAGCTTCCCTACTTTATTGATGACGGCTTTGGGGGCATCTGTCCTTTTAGGATAGGAACAGGGTGGTTTTATTCTTGCGGAGTGTCCGACAACATAAGTTTTGGCAATCCCACGCCATACAGTTACAAGCTGACCACAGCCACAAGCACAATAAGGTGCGTCCATTGTCAGCCTCTTGTGATATAAGAAATTGCCGACTCGAGCAGACTGGTATCGTCATGAAACAAGCCAAGACCCGCATTGCAAAGGTGGCAAAGTACCCCTCTAACTTTGCCAGTCTTGTGGCAGTGGTCTACGCACCACTTCGATGTTCCGTTTTTAGCTTTGCCGGGTTCAGATGTCTCGCAGATTGCGCACACCCCACCTTGAGACGTAAGCAGAGCTTCTACTTGGTCAAAGGTGATACCGAATTCTCGGTGCAACCTCTCGTTTTTATGAGCTAGCTTTTGACAGAATGTGCCATCTGATCTGAAGCCGTGCTTCCTGCGATGGTGCCCCTTCTTATATGTTTTAGGCTTTCTGCCATGGAAGCTAACAGGCTCTCCGCACCCACAGGCGCAGAGTGGAACTGGATTGATCATGATCCAGATCAATGACAGAATGGGTGTCTGTGATCAAGAATAAAAGGCGGTGTCCCCAATAACTAGGATCCTCATGGATTTCTCAGTGCGATACGAAGAAGTACGAGATATCCAATCAAGTCCCTCAGCGTGTCTTCCTTGATCACCGATCCAGCTTTGGTGTTCTGGATTCGCTTGAGCTTGTGGTCGATCTGGACACAGAGCTGTTGGACCGGATCGGGCTCCGCAAACACACCAATAGGATCAAGAGCGCTATTTCCATAATCTTGATTCTTCTGAACCAGAGTTTCTCTCAGGAGTGCAAGCTCTTCATCAATGCCTTGTGCGAATTTAACTGGATCGTACATCATGAAACCTCAAATAGAGCGGGCAAGGGGACTCGAACCCCTGACATCGGACTTGGAAGGACCGCGTTCTACCACTGAACTATGCCCGCGATTGCGAGCGAAGGAAACGGGGCGCGCATGAGCTCCCGTGGTCAACTCGACCTACTCGCATGGATCCTGTGGATGGAATCGCACCATCTTCGCGAACTTCAAAGGCTCGCTTGTACACTTGTACTCACAGGAACAAGCTCAACAGAGTAGCGCTTTGGACACGCCAGAAATGATTGCCCCCTCGGGTGTCTGTTGGGCATGTCACGAAGGTATGCTGATGGACCAACCCTCCTGGTCGAGAAGAAGTCCAAGATGAACATCTTGGACGGCCTCACAAGCAATATAGGCAAGCTCTCGGATCTTCGCACCCTCTTTCAGATACTTCTTGAAGATAGGTGCCAGAGCCTCTTGCATTTCTCGATCGATATGCAGAGCGTATTCTGTGTATTTCTCGTTTGCATCAAAGAGTTCCATGGTTTGTCCTTATGTGAATTGGCCGCAGCGGAAGGACTTGCACCTCCGACGTACTTGGTAGAACCAAGGGCTCTGCCATGATCCTCAACCCGCTAGCAAGGAATTGGATCTATCTGAGCTACGCTGCGATAATTTGTCGGAGTAGCCAGAATCGAACTGGCCTAGCTCGGTCCCAAACCGAGAGACAAACCACTTGCCCATACTCCGATGTGAGGATTTGGTCTTTTGACACTGTGTGGTCTCAACCAAACTGAAGATGCCTCACCACCTTTGCATCGTGTTGCAACACGATGACTGCGGCAACAAGTATTGTCCCTGCCCTACCGTCTGTAGAGTAAGAGGAATCGAACCTCTAACCTGTGCCTGCTCCTCTGGTTCTGGATCTGGTTGCCTCAATAGGGATGAGGGCAGATCCCGTCTGTCGCTGTTCTGCTTCGGCGTTGATTCTCCAAGTGAAACAGCAAAAACCTTGGATACACAGAGGAGATATTGTGACAGCCGACTTGCTTAGCCCACAGAACCTCAGAACGGTTCCGGCAATGTTTGAACTCGCATCTACTGTCTGGTGGAGTGCCTGAGACTCGAACTCAGTTCGTCCGGTTTAAGAGACCGGCGCATTACCATATATGCTAGCTCTCCAGAAAGAGTGGAACTGGTAGGACTCGCACCTACGAAGCCCGAAGGCATCTGATCTACAGTCAGACGCAATTGCTGCTCTGCCACAGTTCCGAACAGGCCGGGAAGGACTCGAACCTTCATTCCTCAAATTTGGAGTCTGAGTTCCTATCCAATTGAAAGACCGACCTATAAACAAGCGGAAGGTGCAGGATTTGAACCCGCTACTCTTTGGGAGCCACACTTTAGCAAAGTGCTTGGCAGACCTGGATGCCGTACCTTCCAAGAGGAGTGCCGAGAAAGAGCGAGTTGGGGTCTGTATCGATTAAAAAGCGAAGTATCCCAACTCTGTACTGCGGCACTGATGTGAGGGGATCTCCCGAAGGAGCTTACCAGCATTTTGAGCCCGGAGGGTTACGCGAGTTACACCCGGAAATGCTACCCAAATAGACTCAGCCCCGAAAGGATTCCGGGGCTGATGTAGAGAGTCACAGCGTGAGGCGGGATGCCCCACGCCAGAATGGGCCTACCGAAGGACCCGTCGCGGAGCATTCTCGCGCGAGCGCCTGAGGATCTCCTGGTGACGGCGACCCGCTTCGATGAGTTCACCCTCAACGGATTTCTCCGCTGCGGCCAACGCCTCAGGGGACTGGAGCTTCCGCACCAGTTCTCGGATCTCATTCTCGGACATGGACTTCTTGCTCCTCGTAACCATGACGGAACCTCCCGAATGGCCTCCGTTTTCGTAGGAGGAGTCTGAACTAAGGTTCAGGTACGGAGATCCAAAGATCTCATGGTGGAGCTGAGGGGAGTTGAATCCTCTGAATCTGAGTGCAAATCAGACGCGCAGTCCCGCTGCACAGCCCCTTGGTCCCCTTTAACGTAGAGGATTCTCGGACTACCATCCGAACGGAGCTTCGTGGTAGCAAAGCTCAGGGTGCTCGTAATTGGATTTGCACCAATACTGTACGGTTTCTAAGACCGTCGCCTCCTTCTGTTGGGCTATACGAGCGAGAAGGTCGTAGGCGTTCCCCACCTACGCTTAATCTACAGTGCGCTGTAGAACCTTGGTGTTCGTGGAGGGGGTCGAACCCTCAAAGACCGAGCTTTTGAGGCCCAGATGTTTGCCAGTTTCATCACACGAACAGCGCCTCCGCATAAAGCGGAGGACTTTGTTCAGGCCAGGATGACTACATGAGGTAGGTCCGGTCTGAAGAATGCCTCAGTTGTGACACGCTCTGAGGCGCAGCGTTCCAGGGGCAGAGTGTGGCGAAGGTCCCACACAACCAACACTCTGCGAGTCACCAGTGGCTATAGATCAGAAAGGGATGTTATCGTCGTCATTAGGACCGGCGAATTCACCTTCGCCATCGATGATGTCCTGTGCTCGTTGGAAGCGTCTCGGAATGGCCGATCCCTGTTCAGGTTTTCCACTGCCGAGTTGTTTCCCTTGTACGGGAGCGCCTGACATGAACTTGCCGAGCTTATCCAGAATCTCATTGCGAGATTCCAAGCGAGCCAGAGGCTTGAGATCCTCAAGCTTGTCGAAGAAGGCTTCAAGCCTTGCCTCATCAGGGGTCTTCCCGTCGGGTAGAGCGATAAGAGGCGTCTTGATGATCTTCTCGTTGAGACCATCCTCTTCCTCCACCATCACCTTCTCGATCGACACAGGATACTTCGTATCCAGAGGCTTGTCACCGAGCACCTTGGTGATGGCGACGGGAGTGCCCTTGATGGGGTCTTGAACGAACGGATACTGCTTGATCAGACCAAGCAGACCACCCGTTACGCCCCGCTCAGAGCCCTTGTAGATCCCCTGACCGAACTTGAAGATCTTCGTGCCCTGCATCTCCTTCGGGACTGGTTGCCCGCCCCAGAGAAGGAACTCAACGTGCATGAAGAACTGAGGCTTGGCTCTCCCCGCCTCACCCATCTCTCGGTCCAGCGCGGAAGGTGAGTCCTTGAGCTCCTGGCTCTTGGCACAACCCTCACAATGCTGCCCCGTCGAGGCAACGCAGTTGAACAGAGCCCAACCCTTCGTGGCCTTGTTGTAGAAGTTGTGCTCCTCAACACGGACCCAAGGGACAGAACCCTCTTCCTTACGAGGGATGATGCGGAAGACAGTCTTCCCTTCGGGAAGATCCGACTGCTTGACCATCTTACCCTTGAATGAGTTGCCCTTACCCCTCTTACTGTTCTCGATCTCTTCTTCAATCTGAGTTGTAGACAACTTACCCAAACTCTTAATATTAAATCCCATCAGTATTCCTTATCTACCCTTCGTAGGGGTTATGAACAACCCAACTGTTCGTTTGTACAGGAAAGTGTATGTAGGTGTCACTTTTTCTATACAGCCGGAACGGAATCCGACAAGCGGGCGAGCTCCTGCGAGCGCGTAAAGCCAAGCTGCTTGAGCATGTCGCCCTTCTTCTCCAGCGCGTTGACCACTGCGCTGATACGCAGCGCATCGCCTTGCGCCTTGTTGAAGATCACCTTCGCCTGCATGTAATCCGGCTCTTGCGTGACCTTCTCCTCGATCTGACCCTCCGTCACCTTGATCTTGTGGTAGTCGGCCTTGCCACGATGCTCTGTGGCCAGCTTCGCGTAGGTCTGTTCCATCTGAGCCTTTGCAACGAGCACCTTTGCACGAGACTCCGCTTCTTGCGTTGCCCAGAAGGCGAAGACACCCGGAAACCGGCGAAACTCTTCGTCGAGAGCCTCGTGACGAATCTCCGTGATCTTCTGAACATTCGAGAAATCCAAATAGTCCTTATCTCCTGCCATGACGTTTCTTCCTCTCTTCGATTCTTTCCTGTTTGTGGGTTTCGCAGAGTACCATGAGCCAACCATCGGAATAGCGCTCGCCAGGATTCCCACACACCTGACACGTCTTGTAGGAGGCTTGCGTAGCCTCGCTGATGTGTGCATTTACTTCCGTGAGATCGTCATCCATGCAGATGGGATCCACGTAGACAACGAGACCTCCAAACTTCTCCTTCGTCTGTGCGATCTTGCACTTCCCTTGGATCTTCTTGAAAAGCTCTTCGAGAATTCCAAGCCAGCCTTCAGGGCAATCTGCTCCGCAGTAGGGATCCTCAAAGTTGTACTTCTTGAGGAGCACATCTACGGGACGATCTACAATCGGGTATTTCATCGCAGTTTGTTGGCGCACGTCACAAGCAGCGCCGACACCTCATAGAGTTCCTCGCTCCGACGCTTCTTTGCTTCCGTAAGAGTGGAAGCAGCGTATTCCAAAAGAACATCCGAGAACTTCTTTGCTTTCATTTCATCACACCTTCCTGATCGACCAAACAGGTTCAAGATCTGCTGCATAGCACGCGCGCTCTACAGTTGCGTAGATATGATCCCAAAGGCAACCTCGGTTGGGCCACCTACCACTGCCGAGCTTGTACCAGAGGTGCCGCTCGACTGTGGTAGTGGTTTGAGGCCCCGCCTCCTGGATGAGCTCTCGCGCGGCTTTTGCGAGCTCGACCTTCTCTGATTCTGACACACCTTCGGGCCAGCCGTCAACCTGACACCGGACATTATAGGACATAGCCCTCTCCATCACCTCGCATGGGTTTGAGACCCTCGGTGTAAGGATTGAAAACTTCCTTACAAGTTGCAACGACTCTGAAATCTATCATCTTGTAGATGCGCTCTGGACCTTCTCGGTAGGTTTTTGCTTCCTCGAGATCGTAGAAATACTCCTCGGAGCACTCTGCATCGTTTTCTACAATGTAAAGGTCTTGACCCTCGCCTGGGAGGTCTCGAACATTGATTACAAACTCTCGTGTCATTTGATCTTCTCCAGAGTTGCCCATGTCGGACCCCACTTCCCGTCTACAACCATCGGAATGCCCGGAAGCCGAGAGGGATCTGTCATGATACGCACGACAGCCTCATGCGTCTTCTGCGCATCTTCCTGACGAACCATCGTCATGATGGAGTCATAGATCGTCAAGAAGAGCTGCCCCCCATTCGTGTTGGACTGAAGCCAACAATGCACCGGCCAGAGAGCGGAAGTGATCACATCCACCGCGGAGCCTTGATTGTCTCCGTTGTAGGTTGCTCGTGCCGAGGTTGTATCGTACTTGGACTTTGGGGATTCGGCACCCCTTCGATTCCTTTTCTCGTTCTGCAACCCCTCTTCAAGCTCATGAAGCGTTGGAGGGTTCTTTGCGAGCTCCCAGAGGGGTCTGCGCCTTGCAGGTTTACCCTTCCAGTGCGTGATGGAGTATCCACGCTGCCAGGACTCTGCGTAACAATCGTGCATCCATTGGAGCATCTGAGGGAAGGAAGTCTGCATGGCACTTGCAAGCTCCGCCCCTACAGCCCGGTCCACATCCAATCGTACGGACAGAAGGAACGGAAGCTCGCAGGGGATCTCGTAAAAGCTAGCGAAAACGGAAGTTTTAGCGGCGTCGCGGTCCATTTTAGTGACCGCGTTAGGATCTTTCCCCTGCGCCTTTGCGAACTTCTTTGCATTCTCCATATGGAAGTCTGCATTCGGATCTTTGAGAGGGTCCGACAGGTTCTTATCGCCCGACAAGAACGCTGCCATGCGAACCTCAATCTGCCCCTGGTCATGCTCCAAGATGACCCACCCCGGAGGAGCCTCGTAACAAGCTCGGAGCTTCTTCCCAAGCTCCGCGGATTGCTCATCGCGACCCTTGAGCTGATTGAAGCAATTTCCAGTGACGCACACTTTCCCATTCCTGCGCACTACAAGGTATGTACTTGGAACACTTGCACAATAAACCTTACCAGAATAGGGTACGTTGGACTTTTGGATGTTTGTGGTCAACGAATAATCGCGACGTGAAACACATGCCATATGAATGTGTTTCGTTGCATCGTAACTGTATGGGTAGGTTCCAAGAACAGCACGATCTCCTGTTAGAGTGTAGGCAATCTGCGCCCAATCGACGTTCTCTTTGTCGATACTCGCATAGTTGGTTTTGGCTTTGTAAGCGCCGTCCCAGAACGTAAGCTCGTCCGCAAATGCTTTCAGACTTTGGGCATCCCAATGCAGAAGCCACGGACCAAACCTCTTCGGAGTTCCAAGCAGAGCATAGACATGCTCCGTAACTTCGGATGCTTTCAGGTAGACGTGATGTTGGTTTGCTCTGAATATATTTGAGTAAGGCACCCCCAATCGGTCAAGTGCTGCAACAAGACGCTCTACTTTTCGATATTTTGAAAACGTAAACGCAATACCCGAACCATTGGACATGCAACCGTCAGCTTGTGAGGCGCAGATGAGGATGATCAGATTCGGGTCTATGTGTTCCGTTCCAGCGGTATATATCCCAGCATGAATCTGCTGCTTGTCCTCTGGATACTCACACGCTGGATACACATACGTGTGGTTGTTTCTTCTGTTTCTAAGCAAACATCTGTGATCGGGCGTTACGAGAAGGTCTGTATGCTCGTTTTGCAACGACACCAAATCGCCCCGATACTCCAGTTCGATATGCGCAGTAGGCTGCACAAAAGAAATCAATCCTTTACCTCCGAGGAGCGGAGGTTCTTCCCATTGTGCCACTTTGCTAGTGGGGCTCAGATCCTCGAAACGCACCCAACCGGATGGTGTGAGCACTTCGGTATCCCCAGAAAAGCAGTTCGGTTCCGAACTTGAAGCTCTGCCAGTACCAGTGCCATCGAGAAGGAATGTAGGATGGATTCGCCCATCCGAGCGAATGAACGGGATCAGTCCCGCTGCGAAGTTAGATTGCGTATGGTGCAAGAGCCGATATCGCAGAACCTTCCTGATGAAAGGATCGTCCTCGAAATCTTCAAGGCTTTCCTTGTCCACCTTCATCAGACGGTTTCCGGTTTTCCCGCCATCGGTCTTGCGCTTGGTCTTGAGCCCTCGCTTGTCCATTTCCGTACGAAGTTGAGGATCAGATTTGGGATTCCAGTCTTCAATTCCAACTTCAATCTGAAGCTCTCGCCTGAGTCTGGTCAATTCCTGTTCGAGCCACTGCGAGAACATCGTCAGCTTGGCTTTGTTAAGCGGGATGCCATTAAGGGTCATCTCACAGTAGGCCCACATGGCGGGCTGTGTAATCTCTCGCCACACCATTCCAAGGTCCACATCCTTGAGCTCGGCCATACGGCGTTCGCACCATTGTTCAAGGTGCCACGTCGAGTGGGCATCCCTCGCGCAATATCGATGCATGATCTTCTTGTCCATGAATCGATAGGCAAACTTCTCCGTATCGAAGCTCTTGAGGTATTCAAACCACACCTCGGGAACTTGAGCCTCTTGCACGTACTTGAGCTCTGGGCGCTTCCGAACCTTGCCCTTGGGCGTGAGCTCCCTTGAAAGCGCCAGCTTGTTCAGCTCGTTGCAGATTTCCTTGAGGAGTGTGTGGGCTTCGAGCTTGTGCCCGCCCATCCCCACAAGATCCGCAGCGACGGCCAGCTTGCCGCTGGCATCAGCCTCGTAGAGCTTGCGCTTGAGTCTGGCATCGGACCAGAGGCGCATCCGAACGGGCTTCCCGTGGTTGTACTTTCTGAGGAAGGACTCATTGTAAATCGCACAGAAGTCGTAGAGCCCATTCCACGAAGTAAAGTACCCAGCTTCCAGAAGTGCAATTAGGATTGGCGCAATCTCAGGATTCTCAATTGTAGATCTCGGGAAGACGTATGCGGAAGATCCGTTGGAGAACGCCATGCACTCAATGCGGAAGTCGGGTTCAAACTGCATCCCGCTCGTTTCGCAGTCCATCGAAGTAGGATTCTGTTCCGATGTGCTGGCAATCAGATCGGTGAATGCAACTTCCGCGTCTTCTACTGTTTCAATCTCGTGGTAGTGAAACTCGAAATGCTGCTGGAGTTCGCTGTGCCCGTTGGGCTGTGCTTCTGTCAGAGCCCAGCGCAGATCTTCCTCGAATGCGCGCGCAATGAGGCGATTACGTACCGCAGCAGCAGGATTCGGCATCAAGAAGACTGGAATGTTACCAAGCCATGAATACCCCTTCCGCACGGAGAGGGGTTGGTAGGTGCGCCCCAACACACTCAAACCCGCATACGGTCCCATGAGAAGGATCAGTCTGGGTTGCGCCTCGTCGATGATCTTTCGCACATAGGGGCGGCAAGCTCCCACAGACTCCTCAAAGGCTTCCCAAGCCTCGGGAGGCTTGCACCCAAGGGCGTTGGTATAGGCAACCTTCTCCCCCGGCGCAACCCGCTCTAGAAGCTCTCTGAGCCACCTTCCTGCGGGGCCTGCCATGGGCCTTCCGAGCTTGCGCTCGTACTCGCCAGGATAGTCGGAAATGACAAGAATGCCCCCAGGCTCCCCCTCCGCACTCAAGCACCGTTGTCCGCTGGGGGTGTACTGGTGCAAGGCGCATCTGGAACAGCTCTGGTCTTGGTCAAGTCCATCGATCTCCTGGATCGGCTGCTTCGGATTGTCGTAGAGGGGGAGTTTTCTCATTTCAAAACGACATCCTTCCCGTTCCACATGAAGTGTGGTTTTTGTGCTGAAGATTTGGGGAGGTCCACAATTGAGGCAATCTCATAAGAGGCTCCTTGAATCTCTGCGAGGGCTTGCAAATGCCAATCGTGCGTTTGCGAGTCCCGATTCCAATATTCGTACGCATCCCAATCATCAGGAACTTCCGCAACAAGATGAACCTCAGATTTGAGTATGATGCTTACAAGTTTCACCAGTCAACCTCTTCTGTTGGAGATTCCTGAATCTCATAGATGTAGAAGGATTTGGACTTGAAGAGAAGGAGACCTGGCAGTTTCTCTACCAGATCTCCGCTCTTTTTACGAACGAGCACAGGTATTCCAGATTGGAGGGGGAGGTTGGATCGGATTGTCCAACCTCCCCGCCTCCATGCGAACTGGATCACGGTTCGACAGGAACGCACTGAAGCTCTTGTGCGGGAGCTTCTTGATCGGGCTGTGCCGAGGCTTTAACCGCAGTGTACTCCCCACGAGAGCTTCGCGTCACAAGACCACGCTTCGCCAACGAGGAGAGACGAGAGCTCGTCGCCATCCGATTCTTGTGGTTGTCCTCGCCAAGATGAAGCTTGGCAATCTCGGAAACGTTGCTGACACCACTCTCGACGATCTTGAGTACCTTGGCAAGCTCCGTATCGGGAGCGGGAGGACGACTGGCAGGCTTTGCAACCTCGGACTCCTCATAAGCTTCACTGAACGCATTCTCCAGCAAAAGCTGGAACACAAACTCGAAGTCCGTGTCGTTGAGGTGGGACTTGGAAATACCGCGTACGCGACGCGACAACTCTGCAATGTTCTTCATCTTCACTTCTCCAGGGGCAGCTTGCCCGCAAGGCACATCATCTTGAACTTACCGTTGTTGGTGCAGATCTTGTCCTGAAGGATCGAATCTGTGGGGAAGAATCCCTTGATCACGGAACCATTGCGGCTCTTTGTGTGGATCTCGAGCGCTTCGCGCACCATCGTGTAGACACGCTCCTTGTCTGTGGTCTTCTTGCCCGGAACTGCGCATGTTGCGATTGCAACACGGAAGACCTCTGCTTCGGCGAGCTTGGGGTTGTTCTCAAGCTCCGCAAACTCTGCAACGAGCTTGCTCACGGTATCATCCTGCGCTGCGACAGGCTGCGGAGGCTCTGTAGGGGGCTGCTCGGGCTTCTTGAACGCCTTCGTAATCGAGTCCTTCAGGAGAGCATTGATTTCCTGGCGGGTGCAGTTCGGGAGGTGGGGCTCAAGACCCAGAACGAGCGCATTGGAGCAACGCTCGCGAAATGCCTTGTCATAGGCCATGATGTCGGAGCGATAGCGAAGCCAGAGCTCTGTTGCCTGCTCGACAGTCGAGACAATCCCACAACGCTCCTCGAACTCCTCGAAGAGATCCGCCTGAGGATCGGAAACAACCTCTTGGACGGTTGTGACAGGTGTTTCAGCCTTCACTTCCTGAGCAGGAGTCTCGACCACCTCTGGTTTAGGGGCGGTGGCAGATTTTTCGAGTTTATCAACAGCATCGGCAACGTACTGCACCGCAGCACGCTCTGCTTCAGTGCTTCCGAGCTTGAGCACATCGGAGATTGTAACGTTCTCGCACATTACCGGGCTTGTGTACTCCGCATCCTTGGGAGCGGCAGGCTCTTTGGGTTTGATGAAGGGACCTGTCGGTGTGGCAAGTTCGAGCTCCGAAGCGTATGTGACCTTCTCGCCCTCTACGGTTCGATCAACGGGAGCGTGAGTTACGTTTCCTGTAGGTCCCAACATCATGGTCTCAGGATCGTACTTGAGACCCAGATCACTGAGTGTCGGTGCTGTAGTCTCCCGATTGAAGTTTGCAATTCCCCTCTCGAGGTAGTCGAGAGCTTCCAGATAGTCGCCAGAGCTCCTCGCCTTTCTGAGTGCAAGGGTGTACTCGCAAACAACTTCAGGATTTCCATCCTCATATTCGCGAAAGGAGTACGTTGTGTTGGTGATAATGAGCTTCATTTACTCTCCGTTTTCGTGATGTCTACAGGTTCGTGAGCGAGAAGACGCTCGTAGACCTTGTTGAGCTTCTTGATTTCCGTTTCGAGTTTCTTGATCTCTGCGAGGGTTCTCGACTTTTGAGCTCCATGTGCCTTGCCGATGGAGTCGAAGGTGTCCTTCACATGGAGAAACTCGAGATCCTGATCGCCCTCGATATGAAAGTAGGGGTTTGTAGGGTGTTTATCTACAAACCCCTTTACCCTTCTGTACCGGGCGCAACCCTGATACCAATCCACGAAGATCCAACGTTCTTCAAGCTTCATTCCAGTTCTTCTTTTCCAGCCAGAGGTTGATGATCAGGCTGATCCCATCGCACACTTGTACGTAGGCTTTGGGCTCATAGCCATTGTCCATGAAGCGAGCCACCTCGCCGTCATTACTACGCGCGAGATAACCTACCTTCTGATTGGTGGCAGGCTCTCGAACCTCAACCGCAAAGGCATCATACTTGTTTGCGGCATCACGCACCAGCGTAAGCATTGCGCCTTGCTTGATCTTATGGAGAGCTCCCTTGAAATCGTGGTGCGAGGTCCCCACCACGGAGAGCTGTTTCCAGAAGAAGAATCTGTGTTTGGAGGCTGGACCTACTTCACTCATCCGTAACTTCCACCTTTTCTGCAATGTGTGTTTCAAGCTTGAGCGTATTCGGGGTGCCCTCTTCGAGAAGGTTGAGCTCAATGCCACCTTGGAGAAGCTGACCAGTGACCGTGCGGAACGGTCCCATGATCAAGTCCACCGTCTCATCCATGGCAGTGCTCATGGCTCGAATGCGGAGCTCCTTCGAGATCTCGTTCTTGAGATTGCCCTTCACAGGGAGGGCTGTAACGCCCATCGAAAGCATCCCTGAAACGAGTGCGTCCCCAAGGGGAGAGCGGAGAAAGCGAGCTGCCGCAGCGCGAGAAGTTTCGTTGTCTTCCATGCCCAAGCCCCTTGTGAGGGCTGCAACAAGGGGCTCCCGTGTGAGCTTGACGAACTGCGAAGCTGCTGCACGAACAGAGGCAGACTTGGTGTCGTCTACGATCGTATCGATCGTTTCGGCAACCTTCATCACACGTTGCTGTGTTGCAACGGAAACGGGCTTTGCTTCGGAATCACTCTTGTTGTTCATGTTCATCATGTTCTGCTCCTTGAGTTTGATATCGGTTGAGGTTGTGATTGTCTTTGGCCCATAGTACGGATAAAGCACTTGGGTACCGTTGCTGTAGGAGATCTCTCCCACGTTGGAAATACCAGACGCAATCTCTGCTGATATCTTGTCAGCTAGGCGTTGTTGAAACTCTTGTGTGTTGTACTTAACGGGTACTGGAAATTCCCCGAGGATCTCCTGTTTGAACTCTTTGCCCATCTTTTGAAACTCTGCACGAGAGAGGAGTTCGAGATGCCTTGAGTACCAAGTACTGTTCTTGTGAGCCCACGTTACGCGCTTGCCTTTGCAACTCGCGCACCCAGAGTCTCTACAATCCAGATCCAAGCAAGGTATCACTGCTGCATCTGGACTGCCCTTGATGAACCTGTAATGAGAGTTCGGATCGGGCTCTACCCCAGAGAGTGATTTGTAGAGTTTCGCGTACTCTTTTGGAGTGAGCTCTACGGCGGGGGTCCATGAGGTTGGCACATCAACCTTCTTTGAAGCTGCGCTCATCTTCTCACAATGAGTGAGGTGCGCCATGCTGTGCTTGTTAACATAGATAACGCCTCTGCCGTTGCAGAAACCACAACTCTTTGAGCCGCAGTTCAGATGATGGCAGAGGATTATATCCCCATCTGGACTATACCTTCTCCCTCCCAAGCCATCGGGATCGGGCTTTATACCCTCTGCAATCAGAGCTTCGTAGCGCTCCCGATACTCTTCGGGAGTCATCTGATCGACACGCTTCCATGTCGGATCATTGGAGTGCTTCATCAACTCTTTGTGGCGAACACCAAATGGCGATGTTGAAGTTGCAAAACACAGACCATTCCCTCGGCAATAACGACAATCGGGGTTTGGTTTGTGCGAATCGGCACAATCTGAGCACAGAACCTTCGTGTACTTACTCTCGTCGTACACCCCACCCCGACTGTGGAGAGCATCCAGGAGCTTCTCCATGGGGACGGTATCGCAAAGCTCTTTGTAACGAGCTCTTGCGGAGGGGGTTACATCTTTTTCTGCCATGCTAGAACCTCTTCCTCGATAAAGGGTTTGATTTCATCAGGGTCCATGCCGGGAGGCAATCGCAGCCAGTGCGATTTGACACCCGCGATCTTCAATGCGAGAGAGAGTCCCTCGCCCTTTCGCCACGCATCCCCATCGAGCACCGCTACAACGGGGCGGTTGCTCTGTGCAAGCAGCGCTACGTGCGCTTTTGTCCATGTTCCGAGCACGGCGACCGCATTCGGCCAGAACTGAAGCGCGTCAAGGACACCCTCTACCACAAGCACAGGCTCATCCGTGACCTCGAGGAGTGCTCTCGCATTGTAGAGAATGCGACCGCGACTCATGCCATCAGGATACTGATAAACAGGTTCGATCCGTCCTGTGTAATCTCTCCCGACGTACCCAACCCAGGTTTTACATTCTGCGTCGAGGATTGGAATGATCAGCCTTCCGCGCCAATCAAGCTCTTCGTCATCAAGTGGCGGCAGAGTGCTGATTCCAACGTGAGCAACTTGCAACAGTGTTCGTGTGAGGTTTCTTGAGGAAGCGTATTCCCTCGCATCCCGAGCGAAGAGAGCGGTTGCACCTTCGCCCCAACCCAAGGGGCACCAACCTCTCGGCGGGGCGAAGGTGGCAATCTCCCCAAGTTCTTCTTCGTGGGTGTCGGGATCGTAGCCATCCAGATACCCTATGCTGTGACAGCGATAACAGAACCACTTTCCGCTCTTTGCGGAGACATAGAGGTTCTGCTTCCGTGTCTGATGTCCTTGCCGCACACAGAAGGGGCAACGTGTGCGAAAACCCTTGGAGGACTTTGATCCGTGCTGGATCGCCTCCAAGACCATCTCCTTGCGGCTCACGGTCAGTTGCTATCCGACTCCACTAGATCGTTATAGGCTTCTTCCAGATCCTTGAAGCCACCAACACCCACGCTCACAGACCACGTTTCTGTGCCTGGATCGAAGAGGTAGAGATAGTCCACACTACGCCCGAGAGACAGATACTCTGTCTGAGACTCCCAATGATCGGGCGAACAACTCTCCCAAGGATCCTCACGATCACGGTGATATGCCACAGTCAAGGTTAGACTATCATACAGACTGCGCAAGCTCCCAAGTGCAATGAGATCCTGCACAGCTTGCTCGTCTTTGTAGTGATTCAGGAGAGTTTCCCCAACACCATTGACGATATAACCATCAAAGTGGCAGTAAATAGCCTTCACTCTTCCGCTGGGCAGTTTGATTCCGATGTAGGATCTTGTGGACATGATCTCTTCTCGAGTTTAGAGGTGAGTTCTGCGATGTGCTTCTTCTGATTCTGAAGCTTTGTGTAGAGCGAGGCCACGACCTCGCTTGTCTTTGAAATCTCTTCGAGTTCTTCATCCGAGTAGCGAAGCGTGCTCTCGGGTTTGATCCTGGCGATCAGATACTTGTTGTTGCGCTTGTACTCGACGATCTTCTTGTTGGCGGATTGGACTTGTGCAAGCGCGTGCTTGAGCTTGCCTTCAAGGCTCTCCACCTTTTTACGGAGGGTGATGTTCTCAGACTTGAGGTCTCTTGCTTCGACGTGAAGCAGGTAGCGCAGCTCAATGAGCTCTTCGAGAGTTGCCCTTCGTGCAATCTCCGCAGAAGCGATCCACTCTCGAAGCTCATCCTTGTTGAGACCTTTGTGCGCTGCCATGACGGCAGGATTACGAAGCTGCCGATCGATCGAAGTCAATCGAGCTTCACACTTCTGTGCGCGGAGCTCAATGGGCTCATCGGGTTCGTAATCGAAGCTCATGGCACTACCCAGAGCTCGGTTCGGTCGTACTCAGTACCCTCGAAGTCTGTCTTTACACTTGTGCGGATTGTACAATTCCATCCAAAGTTCCTGAGCTTTCGTTCAATTGCTTGGAAGATCCTAGAGTTCACATCGGCGACGATGAAGTACCCCTCGCCAGAGAGCACAGGCAGACCATCCTTTGCGGCTATCCAGAATCTACCCAGATACTTATCCGCAGAGTTTTCGATCTCCTGCTTGATGCGAGCATCCTCTTGCTCCTTGCGCACCCTTTCGTTTTCTTCAAACTCGCGATTGGCGATCTGCCAATCTTTGAAGGGTATGGGTTGTGGTTTGGGGATTGGAGTCTCGGACATGGCTCACTCCTTGTTGTGACAGTGGGGACAACGAGAGTCCGTGAAGGGGGTATACCAGTACCCCCTTCTACAGTAGAGGCAGACTGTGTACTTCATATCAGCTCGCGATTGCGATCGGCGTGCCGGGAGGCGGGCTCAAGGGCGAAGGACCGCCCTTGAATTGAGTGTACGCATCGGTTGCGGAGTAGGAATCCTTCTCGCCCTTGGCGACGCTCTCAAACCCGAGCATCACGGTTGCAAAAGCAGGAAGCACCTTGTTCGTGATGAAGGTTCTCGCCTCCTCTTTGTTCTTGAACTTGTAGATGATGTTCCCGCCGATATGAAGTCTCACGGGCTCCTTGAGCCGCCTGTCTTTGAGCGCCTCGATGCGAATCTGCGAGGGGAGCGGATACTTCCGCCATGCGGCACCCTGAAAGATGTCTTCACTTGGGATCATGGGCTTCACTTCCTGAGCTGGAGACTTCAACCTCGGACCACTTTGAGTCCAGGTAGGTCCAGATCTTCCCAGAGGGTTCGATCATTTGAATGAGTTCCACGTTGTCAAACTCTTCGGCAAGAGCTTTCGCGTACTTCTTGGCACCCTCCGTACCCTGATGCATGACAACAGAGCTAAGGAGGTAATCCCCGAAGGACTTGTTGGGATAGAGTTTGAAGATATAGGTTTGCTTCTCGAACATCACGTTCTCTTCAGTTTACAAGGCGGTGAGAATGCTTTTCGGATGATGTCATCACTTGCGTAGAAGATACTGAGTCCAATCTCTAGACCGCACGCAATACACTCCAGATAGGAACAGTGCTCCTCTTGAGGTTTGAGCTCTCTTCCAAGCTTCAGAACGAACTCGTGTCCGTTGTAGATGTTGTTCAT